GTACACGGGCAAACTGTACTATTGGCAGAAGTTCACCGCGCTCTCCGACGATGCCGACACCAATTGGCTGTTCACGAACGCTCGCGGGCTTCTGCTTTACGCATCCCTGCTTGAAGCGGCGATGTACCTGGAAGACGACGAAGCCGCAGCGCGGTGGGGCAGGCTTTATGAGGACATCAAGGGCCGTGTCAACGTGTCTGATTCGCAAGACCGCTTCCCTGTTGGCGCGACCATGCGTTCTGAGGTGTCGGTGGTATGAGGACGGCGAATCAATACGCGATTGACCGCATCCGTCAGCTTGCGCCGCCTAATGGCGACCAGCGGATGAATCTTGAAACACGGCTTGGCCCGACCGCCCAGGAGATGCTGCCGACGCCCGCCGCGCCTACAGCCCATGAACTGCCTTACTACATTGACGACATGGGAAATGTTTATCCGAAGGGTGACACACTGACGGGTGCGTTCAATGAGTTTGCCGGCCTAGAGCAAGACCTTGATCGAAACATGGTGATCCCATGGAATCAGGAAGCTGGGTGGCATGTCCCCGAGTTGCTGCGCGGTGCTTTGCAATCAGCTTATGCACCAGGTCATGTTGCAGGCGGAGGGCCGATGACGATGGATGAGGTTTTGCAGGCTGGCCTAGACACCGGCGGCACAATGTTTGGCGGCGCGACAATATTTGGCCCCAGAAACGCCTTGGCTATGGGCGGCGGCAAAGTCGGACCCCTCTGGGATGACTTGTCGAAAACGCGGTTAACAATGCCAGTGGATGAGATGACGAGAACGACAGTCCCGGCGCATGATATGACGCCGCAGGTGACGGTCAGCCCGGAATCTCTTCAAGGGAGCGTTTTGCAGCCGCTTTTGGGCGACCGTTCCGCAGCGGGTGAATACCTCACCGCAATCAATGACACCCCCCTTGCAAATCCGGTTCTACTTGAGGGTGGCCCTGACTTTATGCGCGGGCTAGCGGCCCAAGCTGATAACGCAATATGGGCGTCCAACCCCGGTGTCCCAACAAGGCTGCAAAACAACATAAACTCTGCCGCGAGGGAATTTGACACCGACAACATTAATCTCGTTTACACTGCCAATGGGGCGCGGAATGCAGATTTCGCCACAATGACAACAGATGCGATTTTAGAGCAGCTTCCGTCAAGCCCGATCCTGCGCAAGACCGTCAAGCAGTTCGATCTGGATATGAAAAAATTGGTTCCTAACTGGCCCGGGTTAGAGAGTAATAATTTGCGAGATTTTTTGTTTAGGCCAGGAATGGGGGACCAAAGGAAGGCATTTGTGGAGTTGATTGCTAAAAGAAAATATCAAGAATTGGGACTCCCCGACATAGGATCAACTCGATTTGCCATTACAAATCCCGGTTTGCTAGGCGAACCAACAGGGGTTAGTGGGTACGCCATTGGTCGCGGCATTCCTGACGCAGATGTTTTGTCGTCGCCATCGGTGCCACATACAACATACGCGCATCAGATGCAGGGGGACTATTTGGGCGGGTTGGACGTTGGCATTCCCAGAGATGTAATGTTCCCCGATTTTTATGCCCAGCGACGAAATTTAGGGGCAGACCCGGCCCGTGATGATAGGGCGTTTATGTTGAGGAACGTGTCACAAGTGGCGGACCAAGAGTGGCTCGATGGAGTAATGCAATACATTAACTCCATAAATAACTAAAATACGTCAATTTTTGACTCGTCAACGCCAAGTGATATAGCGAGCGATGCGCCAATGACGCCAATTTCATTTTCCGTCTCAATTGAGACCCAGCCATCAGCGTTAGGATCGTGCTTTGAAAGCCTTTCGGCCAACTCAAAAACTCGGCGCATGATGTGGGCAAACTCGTCGTGCCGCGCAAGATCGTTCATTGATTTCCCCCTAAAGAGGCCAATTATGGACGATGGAGCGCAGAACATCAAGGTATTTAACGATATAAAGGCCGCACAATGAAGCGCCGTAGCCTGAAAACAATCCCCTTCGGCGAGTGGCTTCCTGACATTCCCGACTTCGGCAATCCCGGATTGCGTGAGGCGACGAACGTCATCCCCGACCAATTCAGCTATCAGCCACACAAGGCGTTCTCCGCTATCTCCACGGTGGGACTAGATGCGCGGTGCCGTGGGTTCTCCGGTGCCGTTGGCGCGGGTCATCAAACGTATGCCTATGCGGGCGATGCGTCAAAACTCTACAGCCTCGTTGGAACTACGTGGAACGATGTGAGCAAGTCGGGCGGATACACTCTTGGCGACGATTCCGATTGGGAGTTTGCGCAATTCGGTGAGACGTTCGTTGCCACGAGCTACGACGACCCGGTGCAGTCCATCACGCCGGGTGGGGCTAACTTCGCGGACATGATTACCTCCACGAACAAGCCCAAGGCTCGCCACGTTGGCGTTGTCGGGCAGTTCCTTGTTCTGGGACACACAAACGACACGACCGATGGCGTGAAGCGCTCTAGGGTGTGGTGGTCTGCCATTCGGGACCAGACGGACTTCGACCCTGACGCTGATACACAGTGCGACTACGAAGATTTGAAGGAAGGCGGCGACGTTCAAAGGATCATCGGAGGCGTGGAATACGGACTGGTCTTCTGCGAGCGGGCGATTTACAGAATGACCTATGTCGGCCCCCCGCTGGTGTTTCGCTTTGATCCCATCGACCGCAAGCGCGGCACCCCGCTTCCTGGGTCTGTAACTTCGTTGGGTCGGCTTACCTACTACATTTCCGACGAGGGGTTCTATATCACGGACGGGGCGCAGTCCCACGCCATCGGCGAAAACAAGGTTGACGAGGAATTTTGGTTAAACCAGTTTGACATTTCCTTGCGGACGCGGGTTACGTCTGGCATCGACCCGTTGAACAAGACAATCGTTTGGTCCTTCCCCGGATCGGGAAACACCAATGGAACGCCAAACAAGCTGTTCATCTATCACTGGCCGGAATCCCGTTGGTCATCGGCTGACGTTGAAGTTGAATGTATTGGTAGCGGACTGTCGCTAGGCACGACGCTTGAAGAGGTTGGCGCGTTGTATCCCGATCTTGAAACGGTGCCTTTCTCCCTTGACGCGATTTCGTGGACGGGTGGTGACCGCCTCTTGGCCGCGTTCAACACGTCACAGCAATACGGGACGTTCACCGGGGCCAACCTCGCGGCAACAATCACGACGGGTTCGCATGAACTCGCCAAGGGATTCCGCGCAAGGGTTCAGCGTGTCCGCCCCATGGTTGACGGTGGGGCCATCACAACGTCCGTTGCGGGACGAGAAGACTTGCAGGAAACGCAATCTTTTGACACCGCCGCAGACATCAACGACATTGGCGACACGGCACAGAACAACTCCGGTAGGTATCACGATTTCCGCGTCTCAATTGCGGCGGGCGGATCGTGGAACCACGCCCAAGGCATTGATGTTGAGTATGTCCATCAGGGCAGGCGGTAATGGTAGACTCCCCCCGCGCAGGGTTTGAGCAGGTAGGCCCGCAGGCCATCCCTCTTGAATACGCCGACCTTACGGAGTGGATCAGGATCATCGCAAGTTGGCTCTCGCAGGTCAGCCCGCAGATATTCCAAATCATCGACCACAAGGGCGATTTCGGAATCCTGATTAACGCAACGTATGACGACCAGATCGCGAATCAAACCACGGCGTTTTCTCGGCTGGATACAACCAGAATTGCATGGTGGATCGACGTTAGATCAAAGAACGTCATCCCCGGCGAAGAAGAAATCGGAGGGGCCAAGGGCATCTGTTTCTGGCGGGCGCGGGCCGATGCAAGCCAACCCCTGAACGGTTATTCGAACGCCGACGGATGGGAACTCCGCGCCGTTGTCACGGAAAACGGCAATATCGTTGTCCAGAGCGGCATGGAGATGGACGGCAACGGGTTTCTGCCTTATGGGCGCGTGACCCACTACACTGACAACGTGACAACGCCCACGGTCGAACTGACGGGGTTGTTGAAGAACCTGTTTCTTGACTTCTCGGGCGCTGATGTAAGCGGTGACCCTTCGTGGTTCGCCGGGTTCGACGGCCTTAACGACCGCTTCATTCTGCGGCGGTGGGTTGCCGGAACCGTTGGGGCGGGGAATGGGACGGACCTCCTGCAAGTGGACGCGGACGGGTCGGTGCAGGTCGTTGGTCCTTTGGGTTTGGTGAGTTATGCCAAGACGAGCCTTCCGGCTGCGGGAAGCCACAATGCGAGCCTCGTTTACGTCACCGACGAGGCGGGCGGCGCGGTGCCTGCGTTTTCGGATGGGACAAACTGGCGGCGTGTCACTGATCGCGCGGTGGTGTCGTGATCGGTGTACCGTCTGAGATGGTCCCGATAGTCTGGCCGGAAGTGGCGTCCATGCTTGAGGATGCCTTGTCTTACGGAAACGGGGAATATGAACTAGTAGATATTTTCGAGGCCGTCAGGTCCGGGGCGATGCAGTTATGGGCAACGGAAAAGTCCGTGGCCGTAACCACGCTGATTCAATACCCCCGGCGCACGACATGCCTGATTGCGGCGGCAGGCGGCGATTTGGAAGACCTGAAAGAGCATCTGCCGCTTGTTGAAGAATGGGCCATTTGGCAAGGTTGCGATGCAATCGAAGTCATGGGCCGCAAGGGATGGCTTCGTGTTCTCCCAGACTATCACCAATGCCAAGTGCATTTAAGGAAGGCGCTATCATGTACTCCATCTTCGGAAATCCATTGAACTTTGGCGCGGCGCGGTTCCTCACCGGACCCAACTCGCGCTCCGGCATGTTTGCAAACCAGAGCGCACCAATTCAGCCGCGCATCCTGAACCAGTTTCAGCCACGCGGGAACCTCGTTGCTCCGGTCCAGCCGCCCATGACGCAGGTTCCGAATTGGGCAACCGGCCTGCTTGGTGGACCGTTTGGCGGTGCAGGTCGTCCGAACTTCGGCGGCGGCAGGGGTGGCCCCGGAATGGGTAACCGCGCACCAGGACGCGGCCCCGCAGGCCTTGGCCCCGGCGTCAATCGTGGTCGCAGCCCCGGTGGTCCCGGCCCCGGCGTGAATCGTGGTGGCGGCGGTTCTGGTGGCGGCTTCGGCGGTGGAGGGCGCGTCTGATGAGTGGCGGTGGACAGAGTGGAACGCAGCAGACCACGCAGACGCAGGTAGCGGAGCCGTGGTCGGTTCAGCAGCCCTATTTGCGGGACATTTTCAGCGAAGCCCAGAACCGTTACAACAGCGGCGGGCCAAGCTATTTCCCCGAAGCCACGGTAACGCCGTTTGCGCCACAGACCGAAATGGCGCTAAACGCCACAGAAAACCGGGCGCTGATGGGAAGCCCGTTGAACTTTGCGGCACAGAACACCGTGCTTGATACGTTGCAGGGCAACTATCTCAATCAGGGCAACCCCGCGTTTCAGAACCTTGTTGACACCGTATCGGGTGACGTGCGCCAGCGGGTGGATTCGATCTACAATGCGGGCAACCGTG